CCGAGCTGGCGCAGCTGAAGCAACAGCAGGGAGCCCAGCTGGGCGCGCAGATCGGCTTGGCAGCCCAGAACGGGCAGATCGCTCTGCCGGACGCCATGCAGCAGATCGGCCAGATCGCCGCCCTGCCGCCGCAGTTCACCCCGGACCAAGTTGAGGCCCGCGTGGCACAGGTCTTGGCCGAGTTGATGGCCGAAATTGCGCCGCAGCTGTCGCCTCCGCAGGGCCAGAATCAAGACCCGCTGGTCATGATCCGGATGCAGGAACTGGCTCTGAAGGACAAGGAGCTGACCCAGCGTCAGGACGTGGATCAGAAGAAGCTGTCGCTGGAGAGCAAGAAAATCCTGCAGCGCGCAACCTCTGACGCGGCCCGGATCGAGGTCCAAGAGCAGGTGTCCGAGGATCGTACTCAGATCGCCCGTGAGCGCATTGCCGCCCAACAGCAGCAGGCCGCCATGAACCGCCAGCGGGGACAGTGAACATGAACGTTGTTGTCTTTGCAAAAGCTATGTATAAGCAGCTGGACGAGCGCCGCGAAACCCTTGCGGATCAGCTCGTCCTCGGTGCCGCTAATAGCTTTGAGCATTATCGGCAGGTCGTGGGAGAGATTCAGGGACTCGACTACGCGCGGGAAACCTTAAAATCCCTGCTGGAGAAATCTGACGACGATGTCGAAGACACTTTACGTTCCTGAGCACATCGCTCAGCGCATCGCAGCCAAGAAAGCTAAAGAGGCAGAACAGTCCGGCGTAGGCACAGCCTACGTGGACTCCAGCGCTCGAGTTCTTGACCCCTCCCTCTTGGAGAAGACCCTTCTCGACCGCCTCCCGCAGCCTACCGGGTGGCGCATTCTGGTTATGCCGTACAAGGGCAAGGATAAGACCGAAGGCGGCCTGATCCTCCCGGATCAGGTTCGTGAGCGTGAGGCTCTGGCGACGGTCGTTGCCTACGTCCTCCGCATCGGTCCGCTGGCCTATTGCGATCCCAACAAGTTTGGGGACAACCCGGAACCGTGGTGCGCGGAGGGTCAGTGGGTTTGCATCGGCCGTTACGCGGGCTCCCGGTTCCGCATTGATGGCGGAGAGGTCCGCATCATCAATGACGACGAGGTGATCGCCACGATGGCCGACCCCGACGACATCCAACACATTTGAGGGCATGACCATGAACCAACGCAATGAGGAACTGGACGACGACATCTCCGTGGAGATCGAGTCCGAGGGTCAAGAGAACCCTGCGTCAGCGCAGGACGATGATGACGAGCTTGGGCAGTACAGCACCAAGGTTCAGTCGCGCATCAACAAGCTCACGGCCAAGAGCCGCGCCGCCGAACGCGACAAGGAAGAGGCCCAGCGCTTGGCTGAGCAGCTCTACCAAGAGAACCAGAAGCTGCAGCAGCGGGTCAAGGGTCTCGATACCGGCTATCTGAGCGAGTACGGCACCCGTCTCGAGGCTCAGGCTATCGCTGCCAAGGACGCCTTCAAGAAGGCCTATGAGTCCGGTGATCCGGACGCTTTGGCGTCGGCGCAAGAGCAGATGTCGAAGATTGCCATCGATCAGGAGCGTTTCCGGATCGCAAAGCAGCGTTCGGAGGCCCAGCCGCAGCAGGTTGAGCGGGCCGAGGCCCCGGCTCCGCAGGCCCCGCGCCCGCAGGAAGTCAAGGTGGACAAGAAGGCGCAAACTTGGGCCGAGAAGAACGACTGGTTCGGATCGGACAAGATGCTGACCGCCGCCGCGATGGCTTTGCACAGCACTCTCGTCGAAGACGAAGGGTTTGACCCAACGTCCGATGAGTATTATAGTGAAATCGATAGTCGGATTCGTCGGGAGTTCCCGCACAAGTTCAAGACTACTCAATCGGCTGCACCAGCCCGGGTCGCCTCTGCCGCGGCAAGTGCATCTAAGGCCGCTGTACAGGGGCGCAGGTCGGTGAAGCTCTCCGCTTCTCAGGTCGCCATGGCGAAACGTCTCAACGTTCCGCTGGAAGAATACGCGAAATACGTGAAGGAGTGAGATCATGACCGACAGAGCCCCGCGCGAGAGCGCAACCCGCGATAACGAATCGCGCCGCAAACCTTGGGCCCCGCCCAGTGTCCTTGACGCCCCCCCTGCACCCGAAGGGTATAAGCATCGCTGGGTCCGCGCTTCGATCCGCGGCGAAGAGGACAAAGGAAACGTGTTCAACCGCATGCGTCAGGGCTACGAGCCGGTCCGCGCGGAAGAGCACCCGGGATACCAAGCACCCACGATTGAGGACGGCAAGCATGCCGGGGTCATCGGAAACGGTGGTCTGATTCTCACTCGTGTTCCTATCGAGACAGCCCAAGAAAGAACCGCGTATTACGGGGGCCGGACCCGCGAACAAATGGAAGCTGTTGATCAGGACCTGATGAAAGAGCAACATCCGTCGATGCCGATCAATCAACAACGGCAAAGTCGGGTATCTTTTGGCGGACGTAAAAAGTCCGACTGACAAGGAGCAACGTTATGGCTAACTCTACTGGTGCGTTCGGGCTTCGCCCGATCAACCTCGCGGGTGGCGCTCCCAACAGCCAAGGTACGAACGCGTACTTTATCGCTTCGGGCGCTTCTGCGATCTACAACGGTTCCCCGGTCATTGCGACCAATGGCGGCGATATCGCCATCACTGGCTCGGCTTCCGGCGACACCTACAAGCACATCGGCGCATTCGCAGGCTGCGAGTACGTCTCGTCCGTGACTGGAAAGAAAACTTGGTCGAACTACTGGCCCGGTTCCGGCGCGAACACCAACTTTGACATCGTTGGGTATGTCTACGACAACCCCACCCAGCGGTTCACGATTGCCACCGACGCGACGTTCACCAACCGGGCCACGGCTCGTGCGGCGATCTTTGAAAACACCCAGTTTGACTCGGGCACTTCGGGCTCGACCACCACGGGTCAGTCGTCGGCAAAGATGGACGTGGCTACGCTCGATGCTTCGAACGCGTCGCTTCCGCTCAAGATTCTCGGCATCTATGATGATCCGACCAGCCAAGACTTCGCGGCTGCAGGCATTCAGATGATCGTGATGTTCAACAACCATGCACTCCTTCAGGCTGATTCTGAAGGCACGGTGGCATAAGGAGACCTGACCTATGGCAATTTCGCGCGCACAACTTGCGAAAGAGCTTGAGCCCGGTCTCAATGCTCTGTTCGGCATGGAGTATGCTCGGTATGAAAACCAGCATGCTGAAATCTTCACCACCGAGTCTTCGGATCGTGCATTCGAGGAAGAGGTTATGCTGTCCGGGTTCGGATCAGCACCGACCAAATCGGAAGGTTCGGGCATCTCGTATGACGATGCACAGGAAGCCTACACCGCTCGGTACAACCACGAAACCGTCGCGCTGGCATTCTCGATCACCGAGGAAGCCATTGAGGACAACCTGTACGACCGCCTCGGCAGCCGTTACACTCGTGCCCTCGCCCGCTCGATGGCCCACAGCAAGCAGGTGAAAGCCGCTGCCATCCTGAACAACGCCTTCACCGGCGGTGCTTCGGCCGGTGGTGACGGTGTGGCTCTCTGCGCCACCAACCACCCGCTGGTGAACGGCTCGACCTTCGCCAACAAGCCGTCGACCGACGCTGACCTGAACGAAACCTCGCTCGAGGACGCTCTGATCAACATCGCTGGTTTCGTTGACGAACGCGGCCTGAAAGTCGCTCTGCGCGGCACGAAGTTGGTGATTCCTCGCCAGCTGCAGTTCGTTGCAGAACGCCTGATGGTGTCGAACCTCCGCGTCGGCACTGCCGACAACGACGTGAACGCCATCCGCTCGATGGGCATGCTGCCGGAAGGTTATGTGGTCAACGACTTCCTGACCGACCCGGACGCGTTCTTCATCAAGACGGACGCACCGCGCGGCTTCATCCACTTCGAGCGCACCCCGCTCTCGACCGGCATGGAAGCTGATTTCGACACTGGCAACATGCGCTACAAGGCCCGTGAACGCTACTCGTTCGGCTTCTCGGACCCGCGTTGCGTGTTCGGCACCACCGGCGCGTAATCCCCTGCACCTCCTTCGGGAATGCAGTGAAAGGCCCACTTCGGTGGGCCTTTCTTTTGGAACCTTCGATGATGTTGCCGACGCGATGGTTGGCCGGAAGATGGCGCCAAAATCGAGCAGCAAGAAGCTACCATCCGCCGTCTACAGTGGGCTTTTGCCCATCGGAGATATCGAAATCGACTGCGCTGTTCTGGAGGACGGCACTCGAGTTTTGTCGGAACGTGCGGTCCATAGGGCATTTGGAAGTAAGCGAGGTTGGTCACATTGGCGTAGGATGAAGGCAAATGCTGATGGCGCCAATCTGCCCTCTTTTCTGTCTGCAACCAACCTTTTACCTTTTGTTGGCAAAGACTTAGAGGAGGCGCCAATATCGCCAATTTTGTACACTGGGGCGGGCGGAACGGCCGCTAATGGTATCAGGGCCGAGATGCTCCCCGAGATATAAGGCCATAGCTGCGCCGAAAACGCACGTTGTGGAGACGATCAAAAAGCCTAAGAAGTAATTAGGCTTCAGCGCGGTCATTGCTCTGCCAAGGGTGTGGCCGCGCTGTTTCGTTTGTGAATCATCCTATGAATCTTGTCCAGCACAAAGAAGTTAAACGTCTTTGCTATATCACCCGTTCAAGCGGCTAGTTCTGTATATAGGTCCCTTTCTTTTTTACTGCACGACGTGTAGACTGCCGCAAAGGGTAACATCAGCCGCACAGACAGGACGCCCTTCCTGACTTTGCACAGACTGCGCGGCGAAACCTTGTGCAAGAGGAAAAGGCCATGGCCAATACCACGTTCAGCGGTCCCGTCCGTTCGCAAAACGGCTTCCAGACCATCTCCGTCAACAGCACCACGGGCACTGAAACCCTCACCGGCTCGTTCGGCTTCGGCATCGCAAACCCCGCAGGTGTCGGCATTACCGCTGGTACGGGCACGGTCTACGAGACCTCCGTTGCCCGCAACAACGGCATTGTGACCACCTCGATCATGATCGACCTGACGGGCCTGCAGTCTGGCGGCACCGCTGGCGACATCATTGGTACTAACGGTGCGGGCGTGGCTTACATTGCTCGGGTCACGACTGCCGATAACGGCACCGTGTTCGGCGTTCGCATGACTTGCTACGAAGCTCCGGCTGGTGGTGATGACGACATCGACCTGTACTCAGCCACCGAGGGCACGGGCGTTGAGGACGTCGCTATCTCGACCCTGACTGAAACCCAGATCATCAACTCTGGCACTCTGGCTTTGGGGTCATCTGTCTTTGGCACCGACATCGCCGCCAACCAGTACCTCTACCTCGTTGGTCAGGGCACCTCGAACGCGGCTTACACCGCAGGCCGCCTGTTGATCGAAATCTTCGGCTATGACGCCTAATAGGAGGCCCTGATGGCCGGTTCTGATACCAAGTCAAAGCGGGTCACGGGAACAGGAGCGCTCAGTGTTGGGCGCTCCCGCCTTCGCCTGATCGTCGCTACCACCACGGGCGCTGGCGCTGGTCGCCTGACCATTACTGACGGCGACGGCGGTAGCACCCTTGTGGACGTTGACCTCGTGGCAAGCTCCACCCACAACGTCTACATTCCGGAAGAGGGCGTCCTCTTCCAATCCGACATGTTCGTGTCCGCGGCTACGAACCTGACGTCTGCCACGCTCTTCTGGTCCTAAGGGGTACAAATGGCTCGGGAATTCTCTTCCATCTCTCGGTTCGGAGCAACCGAGCCATTTGAGCTTCAGGTCGGCCGGGGCCAGATCACAGCCCACAGCGTTGTTCACATCTTTGGGCATAACCCGGACGTAGACACAGCAGAGGTAACAATCTGGCCGACGACAGGGCTTCTGGGGCACCCCGCCTCTCCGACCTTGATGACGGTCAGCTCTTCAAGCGCCAGCGACACATCCGCCGGAACGGGTGCCCGCAGCGTCTTCATCCTTGGCATCAACGGCACCGGCGGATACGTCTCGGAGACCGTTGTCCTAAACGGTCAGACTGCCGTAACCACCATCCACGAGTATGACGCCATTGAAAGCGTGAGTGTTGTTTCTGTGGGTTCTGGCGGAGTCAACGCTGGAACGATCTATGTTGGAACTGGGACGGTCACTTCAGGTGTCCCTGCCGTTACCTATAGCGCCATGGGCATTGGTGACAACCTCGCTTTAGTTGGTCACTGGACATGCCCGACGGGCTACGTCGGGTACCTCACCCACGGTAGCATTACCTGCGGAACCTCCAACACCAACCAGTATATCACGGCCCGCCTCAAGCAGCGCGGTCAGGACGGCATAGTTCGGACCGCTGCCATCACAACGATTGGCAACGGGACCGCTGACTACGACTTTGCCTATCCCGTCAAGGTCCTGCCCGGCGAATGCATCACGGCGACAGCCAAGGGCTCTGGCAGCAACAACGACGTCTCTTCGTACTTCCAGATTGTCCTTGTGAGGGACGCTGAGTAATGGCCCGCCGTCCGACAGCCTCTCGTGGATCGGCACTCGTCGCGGCTTACCGCGACGGGGAGGCCTGCCCCATGGCCACGAAGGACGTGCATGTTAACCTGAAGAACCGGAACCACGCCATCGAGGAGTACGGCTACGGCCCGATGAATCCGGAGCTTCCGAACAACAAGTTCTGGAAGGCGCTGGCGGACCTTTGGGACGTGACACCAGCAGAGGCCAAGGCTTCGCGCTGCGGGAACTGCGCGGCCTTTATTCAGACCCCCAAGATGCTTGAGTGCATTTCTGCGGGCATGGCTGGGGACGAAGAGTTCGAGATGGCGGACGCCGAGTCGGTAGCCGAGGCTTCAAATCTCGGATACTGCCAGCTCTTCCATTTCAAATGTGCTGGCAGTCGTACCTGTGACGCATGGCTGGTTGGTGGCCCGATTACAAAAGAGGGGCGAAGATAATGGCCAAGAGCCCTGCATGGACCCGCAAAGAGGGGAAGGACCCCAAGGGCGGCCTCAACGCCAAGGGCCGAGCTTCGGCGAAAGCCCAAGGCATGAACCTGAAGCCCCCGGCTCCGAACCCGAAGACTAAGAAAGACGCCGCGCGGCGCAAGAGTTTCTGTGCCCGTATGGGCGGCATGCCCGGTCCGATGAAGGATGAGAAGGGCAAGCCCACCCGCAAGGCCCTGTCACTTCGCGCATGGAATTGTTGACATGAACCGCGGAAGCATGGCGAAACAGATTTCTGAACCCGGAGGGAAGAGGATG